GCGCGGTAGTGTTCCCGCCGTAGTTTTTTATAACGGAATATATCTCCGTCCCCGCGACAAGCACCCCGCCCGGCGAATTTACCTCAAAGGTAACATCCTCCCCCGCGGCACCGGAAAGAAAGTTCCGCACATCGGACGGGCATATAATTCCGCTCTCAAAGCCGTAATAACGGAGGATTTCCGCAAATTCATCATCGTAAATATCCCCGTTGAATATATAATTTTTCACTGTTTTTTCTCACCTCCTTCAGGTTCGTCAGTATTCGGCGCGGCGCCGCCGCCCCCCGTATTAAACGCCGCAAAATCAGGCGTTATAGGCGCGTTGTTTTTCGTCATCCAGTGGAACTGCCCCAAACCGTCAGGCAGCGGAGGTTTTTCCTCCAAAGCCCGAACCTCGTCAACGTTGTAAACGCCGCGCTCTATAAGCTTCGCGTAGTAATTCGCCCGCGCTTCGTTCGTCGCGCGTAAAATCGCCGCCTCGTTTGCCTTGATATAGTACTCTTCGCCGAGTTCCTCTTCCATGAACAGCTTATACGTCATTTCCTGCTCCATCTGAACAAGCGGCGGCGTGACCGTGGAAACAAGAAAGTCAATATCCTGCTGCTCGTTTGACTGGTACGACTGTTTTCCCGCTTGTAATTTATACAGCGGAATCCCCGAAAAACGGGATATTTCCTCAACGGTAAAGGAGCGCGTCTCAATAAACTGCGCGTCCTCCTGCGTTATGCCGATAGGCGTGTATTTCCACCCCATATCAAACAGCGCGACCCTAAAAGCGTTCTCACCGCTGTACCGCTCCTGAAATTCCTTTCTCGCCCTCTCGCGCAGCTCGTCGCTGAGCTCCGACTGCACTTCGATAATGCCCGACGGTCTCGCCGAATTGCGGTAAAACATGTTCCCGTATTTCTGCGCGGCAAGGTCGCCGCTCATAGCTTCGGCGGCAAGGTCTAACATACCCCGCCCGTGTATTCCGTCATAGCTTTCAAAGCGGTGAATAAGTAATTCCGATTCGGCAAGCGGACGGTTTATCACCCGTCCGAAGTAATCAGTCTCAATTATACCGAAATCATACCAGCGCATACCGTCGGCGGGATTGACTTTTATCTGCGGCTCCGCCAAAATCGGAATCAGTTCGTCCACTTTCCCGTGCTTGTCACGCCCGATATATACATAACTCACGCCGTACCAAAACGCCCGCGACATCCATGTTTTTTTAAACACCATCGGACTCATATAACGGTTCGCGCGGACTTTCAAAATCCGGTTGAGGTAATGCGGCACATCAAGGTGCGCCTCCCCCTCCTTGCGGTAAACCTTAAAAGGCAGCGAAGCGAGGGAATTTGTATAAATACGGTGCGCCGCCGCGACAGCGCCTAACTTCTCAACATTTTCAGGCGATATTTTCCGGCTGTCGCCGAGCGAACCCTCAAGAAATGTTTTTATAGCGTTTTTAGTATCCTTGTCAGCGTGTCCGGGTTTCGGTTCGGTGGTATTGACAACTCTTGATAAAATCATCTGGTATCACCTCCGCTGTTTCCGCCTCCGTTCCTGTTGCCTTTTGCTAAAATCAACGCGGAAACAATAAGCAAAGCCCCCGCAACGCCGAACCCTGCGGCGGTGTTAAGATATGCCGCCGCACAAATAAGCAGCCCGCACCCGCCCCACCAGCACAGCTCCTCTAAAATTTTATAAAATATTTTCATCAAAAAATACTCTCTCTTTCGGAAACAACTTTATTTACATCAATGTGGTTGTCGATTTTGACTATAAGCCGCGCCAGAGCGTTAATAGCGGCGGCAAGCGGGTCAATGCGCTGCGTGTCGTCCTTGTGGCGTTTGGATAATTTTATATCGCCGAAGTTGTTTATAACCTCAACGGCGTTATCAAGGCACCATAAAAACAAAGGATTATATTCCCACACAATGCGCTTCTGCAAGACAAGCTCTCGAAACCGCTTTGTCGCCTGATTTAACGCCGCGCAGGTCTGCGGAATCTCAACGACCTTGTCCTCGTCATTGTAGTAATCGCGCATACGGATAGCCATATCAACGGCGTTGTGTCCGTCGTAGTCAATCTCGGCGGCAGACCAGCCGTATTTTTCCTCGCTGTCATATATCCACTGCTCCACATAATTATTGTCGGTAACGTCGCCCGGCGTTAATGTGACATATCCCTCTTTCGCCCATTCAAGATAAGGGACGCGGTCGCCGTGCGCGTGCGCGGCCGCGCTGTTCTGCGGCATAAATCCCATAACGGACACGGCGACGCGCCCGTCGGGGAGCAGCCCGACATAAGCCGAGCCGGACAAGTCACGGGTTTTACCTAAGTCAAAGCCGTAATGCCCCGGCACATTCCGCGTCAATGTACGGAAATCCTCGCGGGGAAGCGCCAGCGTTTCAAAAATTTCACGGCAGCCTGAAAAGTATTTGTTTTCGGAATCCGCCTGCCAGCGGTTCATTCGCTGTATAAGCCACGACCGAATTTTATCAAGATTGTTCGCGGCATAAGCGTCCTCGTATTCGGTTATGACGGTTTCGAGCAGCGTTTTCGCATAATCGGAGCCGTGCCGTATAAAAGGCATAGCCTTGCCCCAGCAGGAGCGGTCATGCGGGTCGTCGGCGTCATCAATTTCGCGCATCATAACAAAAACCCTGTCCTGCACGACCTCGCCGCGCAAAACACGCTTATATTGCAAATCGTCCTGATAACACGGACTGTTCACGGCGTCCTTGCCGGCAGTGGTAATAATAACCTCAAGGCTCTGCGAGCGTTTGCCGAGACCCTTGCGCGCTATTTCATGGCGCGTACTGTCGGGATGTTCGTGGTATTCCTCGGTGATAAGCAGAGAGGGACGTCCGCCGGACTTGTTGTTCTTGTCGCGGGATAAAACAAATACGCTCCCCCCGCGCGTTTTATGGCGCAGATAGGTTTTCTTTATATCAAGCCGTTTAGAAAGAGGAGCGCAGTTTTGCGCCATGTTCGCCATATCTTCCCGCGCCCGCCGTCCCTGCGCCGCGTCAACAGCGATAATATCAATTTCCGGGTCAAGGTCATAAACCACATCTTCGGGGTGATCCGGCGGATACATAACGTCGCCGCACATAATAAAAAGACCGATACCCGCAGCGCCCACGGTTTTAGCGTGACCGCGCGAATTCCGGTAATATATTAAATTAAACCGCCGCCGCCCCGTTTCTTTTTCAACCCACCCGAACGGACAGCCGTAATCAAAAATCTGCCAAGGCTCAAGTATAATATTCGTGTTAGCCACATCAGGTCGCGGGAGCAGCTGAAAGTGTTTCAAAATACGATCGGCGCGGCTCTCGTCAAAAACATAAGGGAACCCCGGCGACTTCGATTTTTTCAAATCCTCAAGATGCCGCCTGCAGGCGGCTATCTCAAGCTCGCCGCACAATTTGCCGTAATCGCTGTAACAAACGTCAAGCGCATACTGCGTAACAGGATGTTCCGCCAATTCAAATCACCCCCGCGCTAAGAAACATTATGGTCGGCAACCCCATAAATATCGTCGCCCTCCTCAGCTTCAATGGCTTTAGCGCGCTTAGTAACAAGCCGCGCCCGCGATTCCGGAGTAAGTCCAAGCCGGTTTGCATACTGAAGCAAAAGCGCTTCCGTCGCCCGAAGCTCCTTTGTCACGGCAATTACATCATCGAGCTCAACCTCCGCCGTGCGTGAAGCGTCATCATAAAGTTTACGCAAAAACAAAAGGCGGGAGTGCATCTTACAATACAGCGCCAAAGTGTCGGTATCAAGCTTATCATAAAGGCAAAGCCCTTTAGCCCGACGGCAAATATCACGCCAGCACTTATAAGCTTCATCATCGCCCCTGAGCGTCGCCGGCATTTTCATCGCGCCGTCAAATTCATCGCGGGTAAGTTCGTCGTGCGCTTTCCGCCGACCGCGTATTTCATTGTTCGTCAGGTGTTTCGCGTTGTTTGTCAGTATCTTAGGGTGCGGCATTTTCTCACTCCTTTCATTTTTTTCACAAAATCTTTGGTGGGGACTGTTGTATGCAAGCGAGATGGGACGTCGGTTAAATATCCTTTGGTTTATAACTTTTTCAGGCGGGGGGAGGGGCAAAACGCAATTGTTTTTTCTAAGGGAAGTTCATTTATTTTTTTATTTGTCATTTTTTCGAACCGACGCAAATCGCGTTTCTTTATTTTCTTCGCTTGTTTTCTTGCTGTGACAAGAATGACAGAGCGACTGAAGGTTTGACTTGTCATAGAATAGTTTTTTGTCGCCGCGATGCGGTACTATATGGTCTACATCTGTAGCCCTCACCCGTAGATTATACTCGGCGCACTCTCCGCAGAACGGAGCGAGAAGCAACTGCTCGGCTCGCATCATTCGCCAACGCGAAGTGTGATAAAGCTTTGAATAATCAGGTCGCTTATAATCCGCGTCATATCTTGGCTTATGCTTGTCGCAGTAAGCGACGTCCCTCACCAGTACCGCGCATCCTGTACGTTTGCATGGCTTCGCCGGCGCGGAACGATTATTGTTATCCACGCTGCGCTCGCCTCCTTGCTAAAACAAATAACCCCCGCCGAATTTACGGCATAAAAAATCCCCTCCGTACCGGAGAGGAATGTGTTATTAAATAATCGCTGAGTAAATATAAATACAACTGCGGACCGGGCATATATCTCCCGAGGATAATACCCCCTCCCCCGGAAAATATACACGTTATCCCCTGCATAATTGCATCGGCAAAACAAAGCAGTCAACGCCCGGTGCACACAATGCACCCCTCGGTTTTTTACGGTTCGGATTGCTCAAGCAAGAGCGCATCAAGTTCCGCTCCTATATCCTCCCCGCCCGATTTTCCTGCGGATTCGGCATGGGTCTTGGCTGCGCCGGTTGCAGTTTCCACGATTTCACCGCGTATTACCTTAGTCATGTAATTCATAAGCGCAATACATTCGGTAAAGCTCGGTTCGCGACCGTCAAACATCGTTGAGATAACAGTTTCAGGCGATTCGCCTTGACGGGCAAAATAGCTCCCCATCCCTTTTTTGAAAACGTTTATTGCCCGAGCTATTTTTTGCTCGTCGTCAGTCGTTGTGTTTTTTGATATTGAGGTCAGAGCCTCTCCGGTAACGGTCATAATTTTTCGTTTGATTTCCGTATGTTTTACGGTATATATTTTCCCGTTGATGTCGTACGTATATACCCGTACTAAATCCTGCGCCGCCATTTGTGTATTTATCGGCATATTAATTTCCTCCGTTAAAAATCTATGATACCATTATAACACTTAAAGTGTGCCATAGTGTGCCATCTTTTTTAACGTCTCTCCGTGCAGCCGATGTATCTGCCGGTAGCTGTACGACAGCTTTACACATATCATCTCCCATGTCAGCCCGTCTATGTATCTGTACCGCATAAGACTGCGTCCGTCAGCATCGGGGATTGCGTCAATGGCGGTTTCGATTTGTAATCGCAGTGTGAGGGCGTGACTTATGCGCTCCTTATAGTGGGTCTCTAATTTGTCATAAGCAATATAAATATCCGTCCAGTCGCTCGGACTGCCGCCGCGGGGAGTTAAAGACCACACGCTGCTCCGCGGCGTCATTAATCTCGCTTGAAGCCGCCGAAGCTGAATTTGCAGACAGTCGAGTTCCTTTGCTATGGTTTTGTACTGCTGGAGTTCTTTTTTTGTCACGCCCTCACCTCCGTGTTACTTATACCAGGGTTTGAATGTATCGCCGAATTCGCGGATTAATATTGTTTCATCTCCCGCCGTAAGATTGCATTGCCGTTGATGTGACGCGTGAGACATTATGCCGTCGTTCTCAATGTACCACCCCGGATTTGTGCGCGGTCGCTTGTGCCGGGCGTGCCAGTTTTCAACCCATTCATACATTTCCCACGTATAGTTTGCCTTGGTTCCGCCGAGCGGTGTGCAGGGTTGCGGGATAAACGGCGTCCATTTTATACGCAAGCTTATATTTTTTTTGAGTGGGATTGACATAAGACGGCGCATCATACGTTCCCATTTATCAAAATCCTCAAGTGTATCCCACGGATACCCGATAATCATAAACATTTTAAAAGTTATATGACCGCGGTCAATGAGCATTTTAAAATAATCATAAATCATATCATCCGTTATTTTTTTATTGACACGTATGCGGGTTTCTTCTGTCAATCCGTCAACACCGACGCGAATGAGGTGATTTGGTTTTATGAGCGGCGGATTACGCAGAACGCTGTCAACTCGCATTGAAGAAAACGAAGCTGAAAAGCCTCTGCTCTCAAGATATTGATAAAGCTCATTATATGACGGGTGTGATGCCTCGTCAGGTGCGTAAAAATTGATTTTACGCGCTTTTGATATATCAATGCTGTCTATAACCTTTTTGAGATGCTCCGCGCTGTATTCGCGGTATTTTGTGCTGTGACCGAGCTCGCAGTAAGCGCAGCGGAACGGGCAGCCGCGAGCCATCTCCACGTACCACGCCGCCGAAAGCGTTCCCGGTCGGTTGAGGTAAGGCGGATTGTCAGGCAGCGGCGTCTCAACGATAGACTGCGGGACAGGATCGCCATTGTGCCAATATTTTGTAACTATTGTACCCGGCAAATCTACAGCAGCATCGAGAGAACCGGTTTCGTCAATTATTTTTAATATGTTTTTTATCCAGGTCTCACCCTCGCCAATACCGATCGCATCGGCATACGGTATAACGGGACGCGGATTATTTTGCATCGGATGACCGCCGACAAGTCTGAATTTAGCGCGTTTCGGCATTTTGGCAAGCCGTGGAAAATCGTTACAGTGATGCAGGCTTATAAGCTCAACGTCATATCCTTTTTTTGTTGTATCAAGGCGGTCAACCTCAAAGCCGGCAAGTCGGGCGTGATGCTCAATATAAAATGCGCCGATACTTCCTTTGTCCTGCTTCTCACATGCTTCGATGAGACAGATTTTTAACATTTGGAATATAGCACCTTCTTTTATTCACCGCTTTGTAGTACGGCGGTTTTATGGCGTAATCTGCAATTTCATAATCATACGGATTGATATTGTATTGCGTTGCGAATTCGACTGGGAGCGGTCTCATCAGTCCGTAAATCGGATGAACAATGCTATAATCTTTTTCGCATTCTGTCACAATCCATTCTTTTATAAATCCGTAACCGATAGAATTTTTTTTACCGAGAGAGGGAATGTATGACAATAATTCTTCAACTTTTTCTTTTGTTCCGTAGCACCAGAATTCAATAATTTTATCCGGTATTATATGCGTAATTTGTGGTATACGGTAGGCGCGATGTACGCCTACCGTTTCAGAAATAACGCCTTTTTCCATGTCTAATTTATCGGAATATTTTACAAAGTCGGGGCGTTTGTGAATGTGGTCGATTGCCTCATAACCGTTATACACACCGGCAGAAGCGGAATAACCCGATTGATCTATTATTTGACGCAGTGGCAAACCGAATCTCTTTTTATCATTAGACTGCCAGTTTTCCTCACCGTCAAAAACTTCCGGCGCGTACTTTGCGAACCATGCGTGATAAAGCAGCGAGTCGAACATAACGATCCCGTCGGAGCTGTTTAATCGCCCGTCACTCATCAAAGCTGTTATCCTCAGAGCTGCTGTTGTTGATTTTGGCATTTTTCTTGTTCTCCTTTGATTTTTGAATATCAAGTAATTTTAAATTATTGATTATGGTATCTTTGTTCGTTGTAAGGAATTCCCGATATATTACCAGCGTTTCATATAGATTGTCTGACAATTTCAGATTACCGTTTGATATTTCCGCCATATCTCCGCTCGTAAAGATAAATTTTGCATCGAAGCTGCCGAAGCCTTTGTTTGACATACCTCCGAGCAACGGAGCTTTTCCCCACTCATCAAGGCAGGATAAAAACACTCCGAGCAGATCATCTTTGATTGTTATATGCTGTTTGAGTTTCGCCCCCTGCGTGAGATACTGTACACTGTAACGCATTTGCTGGGAGGCTTTGCTTGACGTTTCAGCAGCTTCCGTTTCCGACAACAATCCAAAATACTCATGATTTTTTTTATCATCGGTTCGCGTGTACTCAATTTCGCCGATTAAATCCCGCCAGCTTACGCCGGTAAAATCACCGGTCTCAACGCACTGAGGTTCGGCGTTTGTCAGTGTGAGACCTCCTTGCAGTATAACGTCCCATATCGCACCGCCGAAAAGGTTAACAAACGGAAACCACTTTTTTATTTCTTTGATTCGCCCGATGTCTGTTTTCATTGTTTCGGCGATATTCCCTCCGGAAAACAGCACATCAAATACATTTTTATTTACCGTGCAATCCAGTGTGTTAAGCATATATAACGCGCCGCAATCTCTGAGTTTGCCGCGGATTGAGTTTGCCGTTACTATCGGAAGCAGACCGTCGCCTGTTGTGATTTTTTGAAATAATGTTCCGTTTGATGACGCTTTTCCTATATGCGACAGTGGAGCGGTCAGTGTGTATACAGCTTCAACCCTCATTTTCTTCACCTTCATTTTCATCGTATTCGAGTTTTTCTCTGTTCAAACGGTCGCGGACAAGGCTGATTATAAATATCGCTTCTCGCTCAACGATTTTACGCACCTCATCATCTTCAAATATTTCTGTTTTGTAATCATAGATTCCCTCGGCGACAATCAAATTATCATCGATTTTTACAAACTTGTCAACAGTTAAATATTTAGGTTTTATTGATGTTGCGTCCATTTTATCACCGAGTACGGTGACAAATTCTGCTGTGTTCTGCGCTTTCATCGCGGCATATTCGATATATCCGCGCAGACGGCTCCATGTATCAATTCCGTTAATGCTGCTGGTATTGGCGCGGCTTTTATATAACGCATAAATTATCAGCGCGGCGCGTGCTCGGTGAAGGTTGTCAGTATTGAATTTATACAACATATTGCGTCCTCTTTCTTAATGTTTTCATTTTTTTGAGATAAAAACAGTGGTATTTGTATCGGTCTGTTTTTAAAGATATGCTCAAGCCATTTTATTATCGGTTCGCCGAATTGCATGTGCGTTTCGGTGTTGAGTTCGCTTTCTTTTATATTGCTTTTTGTATTGCCGAGAGCCTGTAAAGCGCTAACCATCGCAAATAATTCACGGAGTTCATACAACGATGTTTTAATCTGTTCTTCTTCGAGATTTACGGTAAATATTTCCGGGTTATGGTTTGTTAACGCTTTATAAAACAAGTGCTTTTTTTGCGAAGTGGATACAACGATTTTAAAAGGCGGTTCCTGCGGTTCAAGGATTTCTTTTGCCATCTCGCGGATATTAAATAACCGGATTTTTTCACCGTTGATTATAAAGCTATATTTAAATAATTTTGTCTGTACAGCGCAAAAGCGGCATGAATAACCGGAATAAAGATCGCGCCAATCCGTAAACGAGCCACTGACAAGTTTTTTTATATCAACGCCTTGGGTAATCGGCAATCCGCAAAAACAACATTGTTGTTCATCAAGCGCCATTGTTTCCGGCTCCGAAATTTGTACCTCCTTTGTTATGTCGTTTCCGTTTGCGTCGCGCGTGTTGTAATATAAGGTCATATTGTTATCTCCTCAATTCTTTGCGTCGCTCTCTCAAAATAAACCTCATCCGCCTCAATCGCAATGTAATGTCTGCCGCATCGTTTTGCGGCGACCGCCGTCGTACCGCTCCCGCAGCAGTTATCAAGCACAACATCGCCTTCGCCCGTGTATGTGCGTATGAGGTATTCGCAGAGTGCCAACGGTTTCTGCGTTGGGTGCAGACGATTCTTATTGCTTTTCACGTCGGAATTAAATTCCAATACATTTGTTGGGTATCCGGTATATTTCGGCGTATATGCTTTGGCAAGTGTCGCGGATTTGTATATGCTGTCCGCTGTCGCATTTCGGGTCTTTGGCTTTGCGTCTATTATTTCCCGCAATCCCTGCGGGTTATATGTCGGCATTTTGCGGTAAAATACGCAGATGTCTTCGACTTTTCGCATCGGCTGGAATTTGGCGAACGCGAACCCTGTCGCGTATGGTTTGAGCCAGTACCAAACATAACGGAATTGTCGTATGTTCGACGTGATGAGCCTTGCTGTAAACGGCTGTGCCGCAAAGATAACCGCCGCGCCGTTGGGTTTCAGTATGCGGTTATACTGCTCCCACAGTGCATCAAGCGGGAAGCAGCAGTCCCATTTGCAATTGGTGAACCCATACGGCGGGTCGGTCAGTATCATGTCAACGCTGTTATCGGGCAATAACGGCATAATGTCAAAACAATCGCCGTGTATGATTTTGTCAAAATATGTACCGCTATCACTCATCTTTTACCTCGGTTTCTTTGTTTTTTTGTGTTTCGTTGATTCAAATTTTTTTCCTCGTTGAAATTTGTAATTTTGTTATGCGCTTTTGACAAGCGCCAGCGCATCGGCGACCGAATAGCACACTCCGGCAATAGCGCCGTCCGCACGGCAATCGCCGAGGTATTTCTCCTGTTCCGGCGAAGTAGTGTTGTTGCCGAACTTGCACTCTATGTACACGGCGCGCCCGTCGGAGCGGCGGTGTCCCGACAAATCAGGGAAGCCTTTCGGTGCTCCG